CTCTTTAGAGACTAGATAACAGGTGAACAGGTTTCTGGTTTTCTGGTGTTTTGTGTACTGGTAGCGTGTAAGTTATCAAATACGCCTGATTACATAGCTTAAAAAGGTAGTTAGATACCTTAAAAAGCAATCTGATTACTTGTATACTTGCCTATCTGAATACTTGGTTACTTGTTTGACTCGTTAACTTACCCAACCTGAGACCTAGCGACTGCGAACTGCTACCTAATCCCCTACCTAGTAACGATTACTATCTACCAAGAGAAACAGCTAACAGCAACAACAGAGAACAGCAGGGGGTACAGCTTACACATATAGTTACTAGTTTAGTTCTACTGTTGACAATTTGATTTCTGTAAAAAGGCTTACAGTATCCTTTAGGTTACTTAGTTTACTTAGTTTACTGAGAGGTGGATTAGGATCTCCTCTCTCTCTCTAAAGAGAGAGGAGATACCTAACCCCCCTCGTCTACTTAGATTACTTGGTATTGGTTTGCGTTCATGGTTTTATATAGTTCGAGCATAACTTCATCATTTGGTTGTCCAAGGAATTTTGCTATTCCATGGAGTTTAATTCGCAGAATTTTATCATGAAGTTGTTTTTGAGAGTCTTTGTCTGGGTTTATATTTGAATCGTCAGATTTTTTATGAAGTTCATGTAGTGCTAGGAGCTGTGGTTCTGTAAGTACATCTTGGATTTCTTGAGAGTCTATATTGTGCCATAGTATTTCCTTAGTTGGTTTATACCCATCAAATAGTTGTCCATCCTTGGCTTCATTGTAGAGGTTATTTAGGTATTGCAAGGGTATTATTTTGGCTACATTGTCTCCTTCGTCTGGGGTTATACTTCCTCTTTTGATATTTTTTGCATTCTTATCTGGCGAGTAATGGTACAGGAATATTTTTATTGGTCCAAGAAATTGTTCCCATTTGTTGTAGGCTTCTATGTCAGCTTTCTTTATATTTACTTTGCCACTACCACCTGACTTCACTTCAACAAGGAAGCTATCAGATTGTGTTTGCACTAAGTAGTCTGGTGCTTTTCTGATTAATGGTCGTATAAATTGAGGCTTTGGGAATCCCCTAGTATCTGAAATTCCATATCGAGTGATCCCTGCTTTTACTGATTTGTAATGTGCTATACAGGCAGTTTCTGCCCATGGGACTTGCCTGTCTTTGTAGGGTCTTTTATTATTTGCCATGCTTCTTCTTTCTGCCTTGAGAGGCTGGTAGGTAAGAAGTAGAGTAGAGATGTTTGTGACCACCAGCCCTCTGGTATTGTACCACAAACAAGACACCACCAAGGGAAAACTTTGTATCACTTTTGGTAATTAAAACCTTGGTGATGCCTAATGAGTAATATTATTATTGTAGCAGATACGTCAAGCAAGGGTGACCTGGCTTAGCACAAGAAACATTACCAGACGTTGGTTGTCATGAAGGCAGTCATGTCTTGTTTACGACCCTTGCATTTCTATGGTAGCATAGGCTCATGTTAACGAGGATAGAGGTTTGTCCTAGATGTTCTGGGCAAATCAGTGATTCTGGGAGCATTTTTGGGTATACAGGGTACACAGAGATTTGTTGCATACATTGTGGATGGGCTCAATATACATATACAGAAGAACCAGATAAGCCACCTAGGGAACACTTTGACAGGCAGATAGTTCCTTATGATGAGGCTTTGATTTTAGAAAGAAAAAAGGATAGACCAAGAGGTGGGTATCCTGATATAGAAGTGTTTACAGACTTTAAAGTTTACAAGTCAGGGTTCGAGAAAATAACGCTTTCTAGCAGATGTCCTTTCTGCAAGAAGGATAAGAAAATATACAAATCGAAAAAAACTCAAAGAAATAATTTATCCAAGTCTCTTTGCGAAAATAGACATGTGTGGTATTTTAAATTAAAGGACAAGGAACCAGTATCATGGAGGTAATAATATGCCCAAGGTAGGAAAGAAGAAGTTTCCATACAGTAAAGCTGGTATGGCAAAAGCTAAGAATTATGCTAAGAAAACTGGCAGAAAAATGAAAAAGAAGAAGTATTAAGATGCCAAAAGGTGACTACAAAAATACAATTCTAGCTCAAGAGCCACATGTTAAAGAGAGGCAAGACAGGTTTTTAGATTCTTACAGTGTTCTTGGCAGTATTAGGTCTGCAACTGAAGTGGCAGGAATTGGTAGGAGGATTGTGCATAGATGGAAAGCAGAAGATACGTATGGATTTAAAGAAAGATTTGAAGAATCTAAACATAATTTTAGAGAAATGTTACAGGACTTAGCAGTCGAAAGAGTAAGAGAACAGGGTGCTAAAGATAATCCTGTGCTTTTAATCACACTACTTAATGCACATTGGGGAGAAAAGTACAGACCTCAGACATCTAATGCACAGGAAGAAGCTAAAGATATCTTAATAGAGATGAAGAAAAGTTTCCAAAGATCACTTAAGCCTACAGAAACCATCATAGATGTAACTCAGTCTGTAGAAGAAAAGGCAGAAGCAGTATTAGAAAATAAAAAAAAGTAGGATAGCATGACTACTACTCCAGTAGAACAAAAAGAATATATAGATTTCCTATATGACAAAATAGGATTTGCTCCTACAGAGTTACAGAAACCTATTCTGGAATCCAGAAAAAGATTTACTTTAGTAGCTGGTGGTGAACAAGCTGGTAAGTCTATGGTAGCTTCTAAGTATTTGATAGGAAGATTTCTGGAAAATGATGAACCTGGTTTATACTGGTTGGTTGCAGCTGACTATGAACGAACAAGGGCTGAGTTTGAATATCTTGTTGAGGACTTTGCGTCTATGGGATTGCTAAAAGAAGCCTCTAAAAGAGTAGACCCAGGTAGGATTATTCTTGCAGATGATACCAGAATAGAAACTAAATCAGCTAAAGATCCAAGAACATTAGCTATGAGAGCTCCTAATGGCATCATAGGTTGTGAGGCATCTCAGTTAGATTTAGAAACATTCCACAGATTACGTGGAAGATGTGCACCTAAACGTGGGTGGATGTTCTTGGGGGGTACATTTGAGGGATCATTAGGATGGTATCCACAGATGTATCAGGCATGGCAACATTCTTCTAACGTAGAAGAACAGTCGTTTTCACTTCCAAGCTACTCAAATCAGTATTTATACCCTGGTGGTAGACAAGATCCTGAGATTTTGTCATTAGAAAAGGTATCTTCTGATGATTTTTTTATGGAAAGAATCGAAGGAATACCTTCTCCACCTAAAGGAATGGTGTTCTCTGAGATAAGACCTGACCTTCATGTACAAGATGTAGAGTATGAACCTGACATTCCAGTACATTTATGGATAGATCCTGGTTATGCAGAAGCATATGCTGTTGAAGTCGTACAGGTAGTTAACGATCAGATACGAGTTATAGATGAAATCTATGAAAGAGATTTGATAACTGATGAGATCATAGAGATAGCTCAATCTAAAGTGTGGTGGAAAGATGCTAAGTTTGGAGTTATAGATATTGCTGGTACTCAGCATCAGGCTATGGCTGCTCCTGCTGAAGTATGGATGGAAAAGACTGGAATATATTTTGATTCACAGAAAATTAAGATAAGTGATGGAACAGAAAGATTAAAAGCTTTCTTGAAAACAGATCCAATAGAACAAAGAGAGCCAAGAATTGTATTTAATCCCAAGTGTGAAGGTATACTATCTGAGTTTGGCATACAGCCAAATCCATTTGATGGTCAGACTAGAGCATATAGATGGAAAATGGATAGAGATGGTACAATAGTTGGTGAAACTCCTGAAGATAGGTACAATCATGGTATTAAGGCAGTAACTTATGGTTTGATTAACAGGTATGGGTATGGTTATATCGCTGACAGCAAAACTATAAAGGTTAGAAGGTGGTAAATGGCTAACTATAAACCAGAAGAAATTATTGCTTTAGTTGACAATCACTATGATTTGACTGAGCCATTACGTACTCGTATGGATGATGACCATAAAATTTATCGTTTAGAAGAATTTGATGCTGGTGAAGGCTACCAGTCATACACTTCTAATGAGCCACAGGTATATGCAGACAAATTAATTTCTTGGCTAACATCTGCTGAGATGGTAATAAGGATTCCCTATGTAAACTCTCAAAGAGAAATGAGAGAGAATAATGATGCTAAAGAAAGATTCTTAATTGGATTGCTTAAAGCTGCTGATGACAGATTAACATCTAGGTTTCAACCTACAGTAAGACAACAAATGTCTTGGTTTATAACTTTACGTGGATGGTTTGCAGCAAGAGCATTGATGGTGAAAGATGATGAAGGAGATACTCACGTAGAGATACAACCATGGGATCCACTTCATACATATTGGGGTGAAGGAAAGAAGGGTTTAGCTTGGGCTTGTTATAAGACCAAAAAGACTCCTACAGAAATAGAAGCCATTTGGGGTGTAAAACTTCAAAGCGAAGGACAAGGACCTGATAATGATGATGGGATAGATGTTTATGACTTCTATGACTCAGAAGATAATATTGTTTGTACAGATGATACAGTTTTAAAGAAAAGAACTAAGCATGGATCAGAAAGAGTGCCTGTAGTTTTAGGACCAGTAGGCTCTCAACCATTAGTTCAGGCAATTTCAGACACAGGAAACTTAGATACTATAGAAGATTATGGGGAATCATGCTTTAAATCTTCCAGAGAGTTATTTGAAAAGCATAACTTGATGATGAGTGTTATGTTAGAGCTAACAGCACGTTCTAGGAAGCAAGGACTAAAGGTTAAATCCAGAGATGGTACAAAAACATTAGAAGAAGATCCTTATGTAGAAGGTTCAGAAATAGCCCTTGGTCAGGGGGAAGATGTAGAACCTTTGGGTTTACTAGAAATGGCTAAGGAATCTGGTATGTTTATGGGGCTTGTATCTGGTGAGATGCAAAGAGGTGGTTTGCCTCATTCTATTTATGGTCAGTTAGAATTTCAATTATCAGGATTTGCCATAAATACATTGAGACAAGGCGTAGAGACTGTATTGATTCCTAGATTACAAGCTATGGAAAAATCTCATAGAGCTATATTCCAACTACTATGCGATCAGTATATATCTGGTGCATTTAAATCAATTGAGGTTAGTGGACAAGATAAAAACAGAATGTACTTCAGAGAAGAAATTACTCCTGAGATGATTAAAAATGCTGGTGATGTTGAAGTCAGCTTTATAGGACAATTACCTCAAGACGAGATGGGCAAGATGTCTATGGCACAGATTGCCAGAGAAGGTGACACACCATTATTGTCAGATATATATATCAGGGATAACATCTTAGGATTACAGTCAGCAGATCAAATGGAAGATGCTATTAAAACACAGGTAGCAGAAAGAATGTTACCTGAAGCAACATTGTGGTCTTTGCTAGAAGCAGCCAGACGACAAGGCAGAGATGATCTGGCTGAATTTTATCAGGGAGAATTAATGCGTTTGTTCATGCAAAAGAGAATGGAACAGATGCAGATGATGTCAGGAGGTACGCAAGGTCCTCAAGGACCTCCACCTCCACCTCAAGGACCACCTATGCCACCACAAGGTGGTGGAGCAGGTCCAATGTTGCCACCAACAGTTATGCCTAATGCTGCATTAGGTGTACCCCCACCACCACCAGTAGCACCACCAGGTCCTTCTGTTCCACCAGGAACACCAAGACCAGGAGCACAAAATATAGAAAACAGATTATCAAACTTAGGATTAATACCACCAATGGGAGGTGAGTAATGGCAACGCCCATAGATACAGTAATATCAGAAAATATACCAACAATGTTTAAAAATATGTCAACAGGAGGAGGTGGAGCTAATAATTCAGGGAATGCTTTTGCAGGGTTCACTGGCAATGATCCACTTTTAGATGGGGATGATATTCCAGTTGCTGATCCAGTAGAATCAGTTAAACAACAGTTGATGATAGGAATGATTACACCTTCACAAGCTAGAGAGTTATTAATTAGTTTTAATTATCCTAACGCTGATGCCCTTATAAGAAGTTGGACAGAAGAAGCAGGTATACCACCTACTGGAATAGGTATGGATTATCCTGACGATCCACTTCTTGGAGCAACTCAGTTTGACGATCCAGTATCTCCACCAATAATAG